TCATCTTCGAATGACACGTTTCCATCACCATCCATCGCTTTCGATTTGAATTCAATGTCGTCAGCAGATAAAGTATCATCTTCAAATTTATTACGGAAGTAAAGAATGTTTTCTTTTTTATATGCGTTCTCATGTTCCTTATCACCATAAATAAATCCAGTTGGTGTTGAAATGATTTTTCCTTCAAGACTGATACCACCCCATTCACCATCAATATGATTCTTAGCAATATTAACTTTGTTTTCAAAACCGAAGTTCAAGTCACGACCCTTACTGGTTGCAGTTACTCTTCGAGTTCCATGAGTAATAATACCACCGAAATGATAAATAAGTCTTGCACCAAAGAAGAAAGTCTCACCACCTTTGTGTTTAACGACTTTGTTCATACTATCGTACCAGATTTTCTGAACAGCAGCAACAGTCGTTGTAAATTCACTATCAATTCTTCTGGTATTGGGTATGGCATTATTTAGTAATGACATAAATGCCTTCTCATATGCCCCTGCATTCCACATGTTATTGTCACTATCATCTTTTTCCAATGCATTGATTGTCTTAATACAATTTAATGTACCAATGGAATCAATTGCAATGAAAACGTCAGTTGGTAACGCACCTGACTTCTGGTCATCAAGGAAATCATAAACAGCTTTTGCCATGTCTTCGATTGCTGCTTCTTTCCTCTCTTTATTTTGTTTAATCCCGTAATTTTCAAGTAAATATTTATTATTTACCAAAAGATAATCAGTATCCCAATCAAAACCCATTTTGGTCAGACGAACATTACCTTCATCAATATTATTCTCAGTATCAATAATAATTGGGAAATCACCCATTTTTTGAGCATTAACTATTGAACGCATCAAGGCTGTTGATTTACCAGTATTACTATATCCACGGAAAAGTGTTACGTATCCCTTGGGGACACCGGGCATGCCTGTTGCTTCTCTCAAACCATCGTCAATTGGTATCCATTGTAGTTTTTTTGATGCAACAGAAATCGCACCTTTTTTCTTTTTATAATTATCGAGACTGAAACTCTTTTTAGGTGTTGGTTTTCGTACCGCATTGCTGGGTACTTCAATTTTCTTTGCCATAAAATTTTAATTTAAATTAGTATAAAAAGGGGAAACTCTCATTTCCCCTTTTTTAACCCTGTGATTTTTAAAAAGGCAGGTCATCATAATCCGAACTACCATCATCCATATCCGAATTATCAACATTATCATCTGCATCTGAATTATCATCTACTGATGATTCTACAACTGGTGCAGATGTAACAGGTGCTGATGCAAGAGTTTCCTTACCTAAATCGGTTGCGTCATCAGTAAACGTCCCAACTTTATCGGGAGTTATGTTACTGATTGTCACACGTGGTAATTCTTCGTTTAAATCACTCGCCTGTTCGAAATTATCTTCATCACTGTCGAGATTCATGGTACGAGTATTGGCTTTTTCTTCCAAGTCTGGACGACCCGGGAAGACCCAATGCTTATTCGTCTGGTCAGTATCTTCCCAATAAGGACTTGTACCACCTGCAACCATTTCGAGAAACTCGTAAGGTGTGGTGTTCGGTGCTTTCTTTGGAAGAAATACGTCTCTCCATGAGATATCATCATCAAGCCATGCTTGCATGACCTGTGGGTCAGCATGAAGTGGTGATTTACCTTTGGCTGTGATTGCAGAAATCGCTTTGTACACATGACCATTGAATTCACTGTCCGTCATAATGATATTCAGGTCAGTTCCAGTCATAGCATCACTAAAATCAGCTTGTTGACTCGTCATATAGTCTTCCAAGATAGGAAGTAACTTATCAAGTGTTCCCTGATTCTTGTAATTGTGCTTAAATCTCCAGAATTTTACTCCGTCTTTTTCCATTCCTTTGTCAATACCTCTGACGATATAAAATTTCTTGGCATCCCATTTAATGGCTTCCTTGTAAATTTCATCGTTTTTGGCTTTAACAACTAACTGCATGTCATTCATATTCTCCTTCTTAATTCCTTTCAGAGAAGGGTCTTGTTTTGCAAGCCATTCTTTATTCCTTGCACATAAAGGACATGGTGCAGGTACGAGCATTGGTGCTCCGTTAGAATCCAATAAAGGTTTTCCATCGGGTCCCAACTTAGGTACTTTCGGGTCATTATGAGCGGGGCAATAAATCACTGTGCCATGCTTTTTCTTTCCACCAGCAGCATTAGTTGTAACAACATGGAAGAATGCTTCTTCGATGTGTTTCTTACCTGCTTTTGGGGGGAGAATTCTGAAAATCTCTTTAGTTTTTCGTGGAACGAAATACTTTGCTAAAAGGTCTTCACGTGATTTTCTGTTTGTTGATTGGGTTTGTTTCTTTTGATAGTCCGAAAACATAGACTTTAATTGTGACAGGTCTTGACCCGTCTGAGTTTGATTTTCCATTTTTCAATTGGTTTTACAGTAAAATTATTTTTCAATTATAAATTGTGCTACAAATATAGCCTTCATTCTACATAAATACAAGGAATTTTAAAAATAATCAGTTGTTTTTCGATTAAATTGCAGATATTTTATTAGAAACAACGGTGAACGATAATGTTTGTTTGTTCTCGTAATAATTTCCGTTCTTCATTCTGATTTGCAACTTGTAATCTTGGGGTATTAACCAAGATGTATCGAGAGTAAATTCATAACCCGCACTTGTTCTATCACAACTTGTGAACGGTATCACATCAATTTCATATTTGCTACCAGCAGTCGTGAACACCCTATATTCAATATCCAAAGGTAAGAAATTATTTTGATTCGGGTATAGTTCTTTTATTGTTAATTTAACTTTTCTTAGATTACCAGCAACAATATTTTCTTTTTCATTAATTCCCCAGAAATAAAAGAAATAATTATCGAAATCAATTTGATTACTTTGGTCGAACGTATAATATTTTTTCTCTGAAATCAAATAAAATTCACCAATGTGTTGACTTGTTCTACCGTTAATAACGAGATTCCATTCATCTCTAAATATAACTGCATCTGGATAGGTTTGTGAATCGACATTTAAAGTAATTTTATATACGCCTTTGGTTACGTTGATAATTGAATCACCTGTTAATGTATCAACCAGATTATCTTCATAATCATAAATATTCACGCTTTCTACATCGATATTCTGTTCAATTCCACCAATATTAACATAGAGATACAAATCATTATCCTTGTCGAGATAAAAATAGTTTCTATCGTCTTTAATTACGTTATCTACTACGGTTTCAATATATGGTTCATACCACGTATTAGTTTGTTTTGCGTGAAATGCAACTGATTGTGTGAATTCTGTTTGTAATTCTTCAAGGTCATCGGAAAACTTAATACCAAGACCAAAACTGCTTCCAGTATATCCTGTTGTTCCTGTTAATCCAGTAACACCCATCTCAGTAAGTCTCTGATTTATATATTCAGTAATATCGATATCAAGACTTTCACCCCCTGTTTCGAATCTCTGTGTACCGATTATCTGAGTTGTACCACTATTATATGCACCAGCCGTTGACCAATCTATATTGGCTTTTCTTTCTTTCCAGTTAACGGCTTGGTCTGTGACATCAGGATATATTATGTCATTAAATATAAAATCATATCCACTACCTTCATCCCAATCCTCATCAATATTAAAAAGGTCTAAATCAAAACTACTGGCTCTTTCAATGGCATCAGAATAACTTTTTTTCCCCAGATATTGTTGAGCATAGCTAATGGTATTGGTCATGTGTAATACGTGTCTCATTCCGTCATTAGGAACAATGAATCCATTATTGATTTTATTAACTAAATCCTGCAAATCAACATCAAATATAAATCTGGTTACTCTTTGGTTGAGAGAACCATATGATACCTCAGTAACGGGGTTCTGAGAGTTGTTGGTCAGATTGGTACTAATCAACGTATCGTTCTTTGAGAAATATGACCTGAATATCGACATTTATCTTTTTTCTATAAATACTCATAAACAAAAAAGACTACACGTGGTAGTCTTTTTATTCTGCGAAAATCAGTAATATTTATTTGATATTGTGTTTAATTAAAATCTGTACTGCTTCTTTTTTTGTCATTCCTTCAGCAATCCCTCTCTTATTCAACGCCTGTCTTGCCATTTTAACCTGTTGTTCGGTAATAACTTCTTTTTTTACTTTCTTACCTTCACCGAGTTTCTTCAAAAATTGTATATCACGAGTTGCTATTTCTTTCTCACCACCTTGACCCTGTAAGGTCACCCCACCATTTACTTTATTTCTTACAGTGTATTGATTATTCTCAGCGTCTTGATAACGGTCACCGATTTCACCTTGATATTCATCCATACCATCTTCTTCAGCAATGTTTATTGCGTCACTATCAAATGATGGTGCTCCAGTATTAGTCACATTACCATCTGCATTATCACGTCTGACGTTTGTGATGTCTTTAAACCCTCTGCCATCAGTAAATAAAACCTTGTTTCCAATTTTAATAATATCACCTACTGACATTGATGTATGTCCGAGTCCCTTCTCTCGAAGTAATTTATTAACTTCTTCACCACCCCAATTATTTAATTTATGGAAAATTGTTTCTGGGTCGGTTTCTTTGATTGTTCCAAGTAATGCATGTGTTTTTTCCAAATTATTTGGGTCAACTGGTTCGCCATATCTTTCTATGATTTTATTCATTTCTTCAGGGGTAGCGTCATTATAAATTTCTTCACGAATATCCCAAGACTGAAAAGAAGGGTCTTTATCATACCAAATCTCAGTAGAACCGGGTTCATCCACGAAATTAGATAATTCGGCTTCATCAATAATTTCTTCAGGTTGTTCCTTACCACTATCTTCATAATCTTCAGGATTTTGTTCCATATCTTCTCTATCAGCATAATCTCTTTCAGCAGCAGCATAATCAAATTCTTCATCGGTATAATCACCTACATTATGTGGTTTAAATCCAAGTAGTTCATCAGTCACTTCATCACCTTCATTCTGGTTTTCACCATCCTCAATCTTTTCACTGTCTTTTGCTGCACTCTTTTGTGCTTGTTTATCTGGGTCTTCATCACCTTCGCCATAATATTTTGGG